TCACGGCTACATGATCACCAGTGTGACACTGGACCAGTTTCAATCGGCTGACTCGATTCAAACGTTTTCCTCGCGTGGGTACCAGTCGGGTTTGCTTTCCGTAGACACGACAGCAGCGCCTTACGACACGTTGAAGATGGCGTTGTACGAAGATCGTGTTCGGATGTACCACTACCAACCGTTGATTGATGAGCTGACGTTTTTGCAGGAGGACTTGTCCGGTAACAAGAGGAAAATTGACCACCCTTCGAACGGATCGAAAGACGTATCCGACGCTATGGCGGCCATTCTGCACTCTTTGTCCCAGCAAAAGCTGTCGGAGCCGCTTCCTATCCTGAAAAGCATGCCGTACTCTGGCGACGCCTGGATGGAAGAACAGCGGCAGGCAGGAATGGCTGGGAATCTGGAAGCTGCCGGGAACTCTAGTTTGCTGCCTGCCTTTTTGCTCGGGTCTGGTACAAGCGATGATTGGAATGGACCCTGGCGTCCATAAGGGTACCGTGCGGTACCAAATTAGGGAGACTCTGCCATGGCGCATCTTCGTGATCTAGTGGAAGACCTTCGGGCTCTAGTACCTGTGTCTATTCCTGGACAATCCGAAGCGCTGATGAGCGATCCGGTGTACGGGCAGCTGCATAATCTGTTAAGATCGGCAGTCGATAGTCCGGAAATGGACGCGCTATCAGCAGAAGAGATGCGCGCCTTCACAACGTTTCGTATCACGGTGTACCGAGCTGGCCAGATGGAGCCCACTACGGGTCGCAAGCACATTGGCGCGACTTGGCGAGGCGCGGCAAAGCAGGCGGTGTTGAAGCTGGCGATTGGACCTGAGACGCAAAGAGCCGTTCGCGAACTTATGAGTGGCGGCATTGGATGAGCACGCCGCTGGAACGACTGCGTGGGGTGTTTCCAGCTCCTAAGGAAGAGGGGCTCAGCGCTACCGCTCGCGTACTAAATCTCCCCTCTGGGGTGACTAAAGAGCTTGCGTCGCAGGCGATCGAGCAGCTAGACCTGGACCCCATCATCCGGGATATCGGGTTCATTGTGGCGCGCGAGATCGCAAATGAACTGGAGGCTATGGCTCTACGTCCCGCGGATTATGTGGACTTGCCTGACATGCCGCAAATGGTAGCGGGCATGGTGGCTAGCGAACTGGCAGCGGCCCCCGAGGTTTTCGTCAAAGCTCTCATCGAGCAGCTGAAACTTCGGGGCTAATCTGATAGGCAGGCACCGTGGGATTTTTTGGGGACGTAGCTGGACGAATTCGTGGTTATTTCAGGCGCGACAAGGAACAGGTCGGTCTGGAGATCGCCAAAGGCTCAACCGCCTCTGGCTATCCGACGTCCGGTTACGATCTGTTGCAGGCCTACGGGTATGATGTCCTTTCGGACTTCCTAAAACTCGAACATGATCTTCTTAGTCGATACATCGACTACGAGGAGATGGATGACTATCCTGAGGTCGCCACAGCGATTGATATCTTTGCGGATGACGCTTCGCAGCCCGAGACGCAGAAACATCGTTCTGTTTGGGTTACGTCTAAAGATGAGACCACCGAGCAGATCCTCAATGACCTCTTTCATCGCCAGTTGCGGTTGGATGAAGAGATCTGGGAAATCGCGCGTACCGTAGTCAAGTACGGTAACGACTTCGAGGAGATCTTGGTCACCGACGAAGGTGTACGAGGTCTCAACTTCCTGGCTCCTCCAACAGTACGGCGGATTGAAGGGCCGCGAGGGGAACTCTATGGGTTCGTCCAAGACTTCAAGGGTCGCTTTGGTTACAGCCCGGCTGAGTTTCAGCAAATCATGTCTACACGCGCTGCAATGCGGCAGGGTGGTGCAGATCAAGCTGGAGGGCTAGGAGGCCGAGACCGCATTTCAGCGCTCGAAGACTGGGAAGTGGTGCACTTTCGTCTTCGAGGGAAGCATCGACGGTCTGTCTACGGGTACTCCGTTCTGGAGCCTGCGCGGTGGATTTGGAAGCGGCTTATGCTGCTTGAAGACGCCGCTCTCATCTATCGCTTGCAGCGAGCACCTGAGAGATACGCCTTCTATGTAGATATCGGTGACCTGCCTCCTAACGAGGCGATGGCCTATCTCAACAGAGTTCGTCAGCAACACCGGAAGAAGAAGTGGGTCAACCCCACCACTGGCAAGCTGGACTTGAAGTTCGATCCGATGTCGCAAGACGAGGACTTCTTCATTCCGGTTCGGCAGGGTGCAGAAGGGACTCGAATTGAGGTTCTCGGGGCTCCGTCTTGGCAGCACATGGAGGACATCGAGTACTTCCGAGACAAACTGTTCGCAGCTATCAAGATTCCGAAGGCCTATCTCGCTCAATCGGAGAGTACGAGTCGCGCTATTCTATCGAGTGAGGACGTTCGTTTTGCTCGAACTGTTCTTCGCATCCAGCGCGAACTTCGAAACGGCATGTCGAAAATCGCGCGCGTCCATTTGGCGGCGCTCAACATCGACCCCCAGGCCGTCGAGTACAACGTTCACCTCACTGTTCCCTCCGCCATTTTTGAGCTGGCGCAGTTGGAGGTTAAGAATGCGCGAGCGGACTTGGCTTCGCGTATGCGGGAGTTCGTATCGCTGCATTGGATCATGTCGAATGTCTTCGGGATGAACGATGAAGAGATTCAGACCATCTTTAAAGAGCGCGATGAGGACGCCGAGCGCGATGCGTACACGCAGGCTAATGCGCAGAGCATTATTGGGAAGGCTGTAGCGGAGGCTGGTATTGCCGGACAGACCGCAGGACAGATTGATGCTCAGTCTATGCAGGCTGCGTCTCTTCCGCCTGCACCTCCGGGTCAGGAAGGTCAACCGGCGCAACCTGGGGCAGCGCCTGCTCCTGCGGCTACTGCAAAACCGCAAGAGAGTCGGATTCGCGGACCCCTGATTATTGTGAAGCCCTCAACTCCTCCGCGACGACTCTATGGCAGGGAGCAACAGCTGTTTGAGGGCCAAAATCGCGAGTCCGAAAAGAGGGCTCAGGAGAAACTCGATCAACTTCTAAAAGGAGATCGGCTCCAAGCCGGTAGACTTCATGAACTCGGAGCGATGCTTCGAGAGTTGAATCAGGCGGTTTCTGGTCGACGAAGATGAAGTCTATAGCGTTGACAGTTTGGAAATAGACAAGTAGGTTCTGAGAAATGGCTCTCATTTCGAGTTTTGTTCCGACCGAAGAAATTCGGAAGCTCACTTCGGGGAGCTACGAACATCTGAGAGTCCAGGTAGAGGCGTCGATTGAAAAGTCGAGAGATCGACTTTTCGGATCGAATGACCCTGTTCAGGTGCTTGGAACTTTCTCCGGATACGCGATCGTTCTTTCTGAGAATGAGCAGGTGTTCCGGGTCAAGTTCGAGAAGACGGACCAGGGCGAAATCGCTCCGATCTCTGCTGAAGCGATTTCGGTGCCGGCCTATTCGCCTAAGACGCTCGACAAGTTCGTGATGAAAGAGGCGCAGGCGTATGTCGACGCGTTCCTTTCAGGGTCGAAGTCGAATGCCGATAATCACCTGAAGAACATTCTACCGCTCGTGAAAGAGCGTGTGCCTGCACCGGTCCCTGCGAAAATAAGCGAGGCATTTTCGAACCTCGTTAAGGGTGAGCGGGGCTGGAAGAAGGTTTACGCCGAGCGTCTTGGTCAGATTCAGTCGACCGTGAAAGACGAACTTCAAACGCTGAAGGAGTCGCATCCTGCTCGGGGAGAGAAGTTCCGACGTCTCTATGATGGGAGTATTCCTTCCTCGGAGTTGGTCGGATATCGCGAGTTGGTTACTTCAGACTTGAAGTATCTGGGTGAGCGCGTCGATTCTATTTTGTCAGAGACGGAGAAGGCCATTTCCCTGTTTCAGGGTGCGGTTCCGGCTCTCAAAACAGAGCAAAAAGACGCGACGCTAAAGATGTTTGAGTCCTTTTCGGAGGATTACGTTGCAGACCTTCGAGGGATCAAAAAAGCACTTTCGGAGGCGAATAGCCTTTTGAATGGTGTTGACGATTTCGGAAAAATCTACGACGTTTTGGCCAACGAACTTCCTCGTTATGAGGTAGCCGGACTTTTCGTCGGAAAGATGTCTCGGAGCCTCGTTGAGAACACGGGCACCAAGGAAGGTTGAAAATGCTTCGCCACCCGGTAATCGTCACCAGCCTCGAAGAGGATTTCAAAGCGCTTGGTCTCCTCGATGAGGAAGGCCAGCCTTCACCCCCACAGCACGACGCGCCCTCGGGTGAGCCGAAGGGGAAGGGGAGCCGTAACGTTGGTGCGATGAGCGATCATCCGGACGAGGATGGGGAAGATCCCACGGACGAAGCTCCTCAGCATCAGGGCAAGGCTCAGCCGAAGGCGAAGCTTCCGACGACACCAGGAGGGCAGTCCGAAGCCATTCGTGGCATGCCGGACAAACTTCGTGGTCGTGGCGGCTCCAAGACGGAAGCCGACGATGACGATGACGACGACGATGATGACGACGATGACGACAAGGACGACGACAAGGACGACGATGACGAGAAGGAAAACCCCTTCGCCAAGAAGAAGTCGTCTGACGAAGAGTCCGAGCTTCAGGGTGCTGATGCGGTGATGGAGGCTGTGAGCAAGTTTCGGGGGACGAAGGCCTCTCGAAAGACCCGTCTCAAGTCGCAGCATGCGCAGCACGAGTCTCGTTCTACTCCGCTGGGTCGTGCATCCTCGCTCATCGAAGATGTGAACTCCATCATGGAGTCGATCGATGCGTCGCGGCATGATGAGGCTGTTAAGGCCTTTGCCAATGTCAGCATCATCGCGGAGATGCTCTGCCGAGGCTTTGCCAACTTTGCCGAGTCCTATGAGGACGAGGACTTGGGAAATGCTTCGGAGGCGCTTGGGCGTCTGTCGGAGGAGGCTTCCAACATCGCCAGCGCTCTTGAAGAGGGCGACGAGGAGATCGACGGCGAAGCGCTCGAAGCAGAGTTCCGCAGCGAGATGGACGCGTTGGTCAACGGGCTTGATCTCTATTCGGACGTCGTGGAGGCAGATTCCGAGTTGGAGGAAGCTGACAAGGACGACGATGACGACGACGACGACGACGATGACGACGACGATGACGACAAGAAGGACACCAAGGGCGACAAGGAAGAGAGTCGTGGTCGTCCGACTGGTGGCATCTATTCCGGCTCCGGTTTCTCGCAAGAGGAAGATACGGAGGGCGACGCGGAAGAGGCAACGTACCTCCCTTTCGGCAAAGGGAAGCCCGGCCCTTTCGTGACGAAGCCGCCGAAGGACGCGAAGAAGCTGCCCGAGGCTCTTCCCCGAACAGCTCTCATCAAGAAGGGCAAGGGCGGATCGACCGGCACCTCGTCCGGAGCGGGCGGAGCGATTGCTCGCGGCGGGAGAATGTACTGAGTGGTGAAGAGGATTTGAGCGAGGCGCCGAGAGTTCGGCGCACCGCTTATCCGAGTGGTCGACGAGAAGTAATTGGCTTCGAAAAGAGCCCGTTTCGGATTATCGACAGAAAAGTTAAGAACAAGAACAAGTCGGTGTTGCAGTATACGAAATTCCGAAGTAACTTTCGCTGGCGATCTTATTGAGAGTTTGCGCTCTCTAAAAGCAAAGATGGAAATCCACACTCACCCGCACCGAACACCGGCTTCCACGCCGGCTCCCGCAAAGGCGCCTAACCGCCTTCTTGTGGACTCGCGTTCGGTTTCTCTTCAACTTGTTGAAGGGGAAGCGGGTGAGGGGAAAGTTCGTCTTCGTGGTGAGTTCGCCCGCTGCGATATTCCGACAGAGAACAAGCGTGTTTACACAGGGCAGCTGTGGGAGCGCGAGATTCGTCGTCTGAATAAGGCGATGGAGGGCCGTCAACTCTACGGCGAGCTAGATCATCCCAGTGATGGTCGTACGCAGTTGGCGCGTGTTTCTCACCTGCTTACCAATCTGCAGATCAAAGATGGTCTGGTTATTGGGGAGGCGGAGGTTCTGGACACAGAGCGTGGACGGAATCTGAAGGCCATTCTTCAGGCGGGCGGTCGTGTCGGAATTAGCTCGCGTGGGTACGGCTCGACGCGTACGAATGACAAGGGCCATGATGTAGTTGGAGACGACTACAGATTGGTGACTTTCGATTTCGTAGCGGACCCGGCGGACCAAAACGCGTTCCCCGAAGTCTTCTACGAGCACAAAGAGGAAAACATGGATCGCGACTCCGACGCCGAAGCGGAAATGGCTCAGAAGTTCGCTCGCGCCATTGAGGATGCCAAGCGCGAAGAGCGTGGGCATGCTGAGGCTACGCTTCGTGAGGAGTTTGCTCGGGAGACTCTGACGCGTCTTGGCGAGCTTCGGGCTCAGGTGGTGGAGCAGGTTCGTGGCGAGCTGCTTTCGGACCCTGCGGTCGCTGGCGCTCGTACCGCGCTCGACAAGATCAAAGACGTTCTTCGTCCCTATGTTCTGCCGGAAGATGCGCGGACAGTTACGGAGCAGAAGGACGCTGAGATTGCAAAGCTTCGTAGCCAGTTGGCTGAGAACGCTCTCCACTTCAAGGATTTGGAAGAGGAGAACGCCAAGCTAGCCCGGTGTGCAAAAGAGGCGGGCTACAAGTTCTTCATCGAGCGGCACATCGCGGGTGATCCGGATGCGGACTTGATTCGCAAGCTCATCGGCGACGTTCACAACTACAAGGATTCTACCGACTTGAAGTCGAAGGTGGAGTCTGTACGTGCGGACCTCGAAAAGAAGCGCGCAAAAGAAGAGCAGCTCTCGGAGCAACTCGAAGCTGAAAAAGCGGTAGACCACGCGCGCAAAGAGAAGGAGCGCTCTCGTGCCGTCAAGGCCGAGCGTTCGTTGCGCGAAGAGAATGAGAAGCTCCGCTCGGCGCTGGACAAGTCCCTCGACGCAAACAAGCAGCTCATGCTGAATGTCTACGCCGAGAGTCGGCTCGCAAACCACCCGAAGGCAGCCAAGATTCGACCCCTGATCGAATCCGCCAATCCACAGTCTCGTCAAGACGTGGATGGCATTCTGTCTCAGTTCCGCGAACCTGCGCGGGACGCCGAGGATCTCGAACAAGTTCGGTCCCGAGTTCGCGCCGCTACGCGGGGCGGGCACGGTCCTACCGTTATGGACGAGGAACAATCCCCGAAATCACGTTCAGGGACTGGGCATTACGGCGAACTCGGCGTCTCACTCGGCGAGCTTAGAAGGCTCTCGGGTATGGGCGACAACGCCAAACAGTAAGCAGGCAAACCGGAGGAGATGAACATGGGCGTCGAGGCTCGCAATCTATTGGCAGAGGACTCTCGTCGGACGATCGCCGACAAGGGCTACGTCCGCGCCCTCATTTCCAAATGGGGCGAGTTCCTCGAAGGAATTCCGGACCGCACCGAGCAGCAGAGGTACTCCCTTGGAGTCGCCGCTCTGCTCATGGAAAATGAGGCTCAGCACTTGCTGAATCTCAACGAGGATACGAGAACGGTGAACGTTGGTAGCTTTACCAAGTTCATCTTCCCGATTCTTCGTCGAGTTTTCCCCAACCTCATCGCGAACGAGATCGTCTCCGTTCAGCCGATGACAGCTCCGGTAGGGGCTGTGTTCTATCTCGACTACGTCTATGGGTCGAGCAAGGGCGGAACGCAGGCGGGGAACGTCTTCCCCCGAGACTTCGACCGGAACTACTCTTCGGAGTTCATTTCGGGCGAGATCTTGGCGACCGGTAACGCGGTTGCCTTCGGTGGTGCCGGTACGGCGCTGTCGTCGTCTCTGTCGTACAACCCGGTTCGGCCTCTTGATTCGACGCGTGGCTTCAGCTGCGTCATTCAGGAGCTGGATTCTACGGGTAACGTGATTCAGGCGGCAACGGACAACGGTACGGGTGGTTTCACCGGTAACGTTACTGCCGGCTCCATCAACTACTCGAACGGCGCCATCGCAGGCTTCCTGTTCACGGTGCCTCCGGCATCCGGGAATCAGATCAAGGCCTTCTACTACTACGACGGGGAGCTGAATCAGAAGATTCCGCAGATCAACCTCGACGTGAAGAAGGCGCCTGTCGAGGCCCAGGCGCGTCGGCTCAAGGCCCTTTGGTCGGCAGAAGCAGCGGAAGACCTCCGCGCCTTCCACGGCCTCGATGCAGAGACCGAGATGGTCTCGGCTGTGGCCCAGGACATCGCGCTCGAAATCGACCGCGAAATCGTTCAAGACCTGTTCGCATCCTCGACGGGTACGACGGGCTCGTTCGACCGTGTGCCGCCTGCGGGCATTCCGGAAATCGACCACCTGCGCGCGCTCATCACGCAGATCTCCACGGTCTCGAACCTCATCCACAAGAAGACGCTGCGAGCACCGGCGAACTTCATCGTGACAAGCCCCGAGGTCTCGGCGCTTCTCTCGCAGCTCACGACCCATGGCGACTTCAGGCCGCTTTGGGTATCGGGCGGAGAGAGCCCGTACGGCCCGGCCGACATGCCGCGTCCCATGACGCAGCACGGACAGTTCGGCATCTACAAGACCGGCACACTGATGAACAAGTGGCTGGTTTACGAGGACCCGTTCTTCCAGCGCGACCAGATGCTCATCGGTCTCAAGGGAGGCAGCTTCCTCGACGCCGGCTACGTTTGGGCGCCGTACATCCCGCTCCAGGTCACGCCGACGTTCCTGGATCCCTCGGACTTCAGCTTCCGTAAGGGGCTCCGTACCCGTTACGCGAAGAAGCTGCTTCGTCCAGAGTTCTACGGACAGCTCCGCGTTCTCAACCTCTGATCTCCGCAGAGGAGGTTGTCGAAGCCCCGGCCTGGAAACAGGTTCGGGGCTTCGGTGTTTTGTGGTACGAACTACCAGATGGGCGCAAAAGATATTCTCGCTGAATTGGAAGAGATCGGAGCCATCGGCTCTTTGCCTGTGCCTCCGGCTATCGCCGCCGAATCGGTATCCGAGATTACGATCGAACGTGCCAAACCCTCCGCAGTACTTCGCGACTCACGCGGAGCCCTCATGGTCGCTTTCTGCGATCGTGTCGTCGAGCTTCTAGACGTGAACATCCAGATTCAGGTCGAACTGAAAGAGACCTTCTCTCAGATGCGAGACCTGTGGTCGGAAGGCGAGTCGGATGAAGAGTTGGACGAAGAGTCCGATGAATCCTCTGCGCCGGACATTGAGGCGTCTTCAGAAACCGATGAGGGGCTGGAGGGTGAGGGCGAAGAGGATGAAGAGGATGACAGCGCCGAGGGCGAGGACGACGAAGATGACGAAGACGAGGGGGTAGCTGAAGAGGGAGTAATCGAGCCTCCGCTTGTTGTCATTGAAGCCCCTGAAGCCCCTGAGACTCCTTCCGAGAGTGAGGAACCCGTAGAAACCAACAACGCCATCCTCGACTTCTACAAGGAGAACGAGGCTGCCGGCATTACGTTGGGTGTCGACGAGAACGTAAAGCCCACCTCAGAAGGCGGGTTGTCGTCAGAACCTGGCTCGGTGTTGGATAGACGCCATCGGTTCATTGCCTCGCTCAAGGCAGATGCGGAGAAGAGGTTGACATGAAACGCTACGTAAAAAATGCTGACGTGAGCCAGGTTTTCATTCCTGGAGTCGGTCGGCTCACTGAAGGGATGGTTCTTGTGGGAGACGAATACGGCAAGTTTGCGCCTCGTTTTTTGACTGAAGTACCTGAGATGCCTAATGGCGCTCCATTGGAGAGCACACAGCCTCGCACCGGGCCTTCTCTGTTGACTGAACCGACGCATGCACCCGCGATTCCGGTTCCTACGCCTGAGCCCCTGAAGCTCGAAGAAGAAGCTCCTCTAGCTGCTGTTGCGGCAGCACCTGAAGAGAAGCGTCCGCGTGGTCGTCCGCGCAAGAATGCCTGAAGACCAAAAAGGCGATATATTGCCGTAAGAGGTAGGGAGCGGCGATGCCTAACAGCTTGATGAACGAAGCGCAGCTCCAGCAGTGGATTTTGCGTCGGCTTGGCGCCCCGTTCTGGAAGGTCGAGCTAACCGGCGATCATCTTGACGACGCTGTAGAACAAGCACGCCGCTGGTTTTCTGCGAAGAAGGGAGTCATACGCCAAAGAGGCATGTTCTTCTTCCCAAACATCGTGGAGTACAAGCTACCGGACGATGTGAATCTCGTTTTGGATGTGTCCTTTCCGGTGTCGCCGATGGACATCTCGTTGGTCTTCTCGCCCTATATTTTGCAGGACGAGAAGGTTCCGTATGACGTCTTTGCCGCGCCCTCTGCGGTCGGTATCTACTCCAGCTACACGCAGACGATCCAATACGTCGAGATGGCGAAGAGGATCTTGAACGCGGAGCCAGATTGGCGGCAAGACGGTAGGAATCTGCTCATTTTCCCAAACCCGAAAACCAGCGGCACTATGATCATGGACTTCAAGTCGCATGATTTTACGATTGAGCAGCTGGCAGAGCGCGACCACGACCTAGTGAAGCGGTACGCACTGACCTACGCGAAACAGCAGCTCGGTCGAAATCGGTCTAAGTACGGCGAATTCGCAGGCGCCCAAGGCCCAGCCACGCTGGATTCAGACCGTCTTTTCAACGAAGCGGCGGCGGAACTCGAAGTGCTTGAAAAAGAGATCTCCCTCAGCGCCTTCCCGATGGGCTTTAGGGCTGGGTAAACGGTCTCGAAAACGGCTCGATGCTGGGCTAAACTGCGAGGATGCCTCGGTACATTAAGCCGATGAATCCGAAGCCAGTACCGCAGCCCTCGGATAACAGGCTGGTCGACCCGGCATTTCGGCTCGATGCGAGTGAGTTGTTCATGTTCGACAACTTCGCGCAGGAGCCTGTAAATGCTGCCGGAACCGAGGGTTGGCTCTTCCAGCGTGACCTGAAAAATACCAAGGCCGACCCGCTCTATTCGGAGCCAATCGTGAGTGCTTTTGTCGGTCCGTACTTGCTCATGGTTCAAGTTGAGTGGCCGGAAGGCACTCCGGACGTATCGGAGCTGGGAATGCGGACCTTGTGGCCTTCGGGCATTTGGATTCCTCGAAGGACTCTGGAAGAAGCGCGTGCACGACCTCCTTCTGAAGGTGACGTGATTCGCTTCTGGGATCTCCCCTACTTCAACAAGGTAGCGACCCGAAATCAAAACACCCCTGGAAG